TCCAGCGCGGGTACAGCCGGAACAAACGGCCTTGGTAACGGCGGTAATGGAGCAAATAATAGATACCAAGATAGCTACGCGGGCGGCGAAGGCGGCACCGGTTGTATCTATATAGCATGGGGTTCTTCCATGAACGATGGAAGCTAAAGCCACTAATTGGATAATGTGCATGAAAGGGATTCCTTGCGGAGTTCCTTTTTTAATTTCACCCAAAAGGAAGGAGGAAAAATGAAAAGGGAGTTTGCATTGATTTTGCCAAATCCCACAACTGAGGAGCATGAAGGAAAGACAGTTACCATCTTTGAAAATCCTACTGATGCGAACATGGTTGCCAAAGCTATTTACGGCGAAACCGCTTATGCGGTGGAGTCTACCATGTGGGACATTATGGAACCTTTCATTTATAGGGACGGATCATTCTACAATGTGGAAGAAAAGGCAAAGGAAAATGAAAAAGGTGAGGTCGAATTTGTCCGGCTTGAGGAAAAACTTGCTGAGAGAATCCTCACGCCGACAGAGGAAATCCAAGAGCTGAAGAAGCAGAATCAGGAATTGAGGAGTGTTGTTGATACTCTGCTTCTTGAGAGTTTAGGAGGTGTGTAATGTATGAAACACTTTTGAGACTTGCGACTGAGGGAGTTCTTAGCAAGGCTTTACTAGATAGAGCCGTTGCAAAGAAGTGGATCAGCAAGGAACAGGAAAATGAAATTCTGCGTATTGTTGCAGAGAAAGGGGCAGAAAATGGATGATAGATTTTAACTATTTTTTCAGTATTGTTGATTTTGGAGTCATTATCCAATCGCTAGGATGGCTTTTTCTTGGGACAATTACCCTAATTGAAAAGTTCGCTCCAAAAGATAAAAAGCCTTGGACAGCCATCCTAACCTTCGTTGGGAAAATCCTTACTAGAGAATTTGCCGAGTCTCAAAAAGCCTTAATGGACAGAGTCGATGCACTAAGTGACAAGATTGAAGCAGTTGCGGAGTCCGTTGAGGAGACAAGGGCTATCGCAGCAAAGGTTAGGATTTTGCGTTTTGCTGACGAGATTATTGGAAAGCAAGCTCACAGCAGAGAAAGCTTTGTTCAGATTTTTACAGATATTGACACCTATGACAGGTATTGTAGGAATCACTTGGATTTTAAAAATCATAATACCGTGAGCGCAAAGAAACTTATTACTGATGCGTATGAAGAGCGGTCGAAAAACGGTGATTTTAGTTATTAGAAAGAGAGGAAAACAAAATGGATTTAACACTTTTTCAGCAGTTTGAAGTTGCTCCCGTTATGGAGATTGCTATTGCAATCTGTATTGCTGTGCAAGTCCTTAAATGGAGAGGAGTCATCAAGGACTCCGATAAGGACTATATCCCATACATTTGCGGATTCATCGGTATGGTTTTAGGACCAATCGCCATGTTTGCGATGCCAGGCTTTCCGGCAAAAGATATTATCAGAGCTATTGCCATCGGAGGAGTTTCCGGCATTGCATCTATTGGTGTATATGAGGTTTTTAAGGCGATTTTAAAGAGTTTTGGTTACGCAGCTTAGTCGCATAGGGTGGCTAAGCTTTTTTCGTCTAAGAAAGAGAGGATTAAATTATTAGCAAAAATGGACCTATGCAAAGATATGAAGGAATCGACAGAGATGCGTCTGTGCAGATTGTTCCCGGTAGCAACACCGTGGACAATTCTCCAAGACCAAAAGGAGTAAAGAGAGGTCAGGGAGAGGATGATGCAGCTCACGGACCAGGAGTGACACCTAATTCTGATAAGTACACCGGTCCAGGTGTAGGGCTTAAGAAGTAAAGGCTTTTGGGGAGACTTAGTTCTCCCCTTTTTTCGTTACAAAAGTATTACCTCCACTAAAAAAATGCTTTTTGTTCTTAGTTTATTCACATTTGTATGCTATCTCTGAAATTGAAAAGAGAGGTGAGACTATGAAACAAAAAATCAGTACTGCATTTTTGCGAGGGTTTATTAAATCTATTGACATAGGTGCGACTACCAAGAAAGAAGACGAATTAAATAATTATAAATTTGTTGATTGTGAGGCGTTAAGTGATGACTGGAAAGAAACAGGCCAAGAAATTAGAAGACAAATCCAAAGCTACGCAAGATGAAGAGGTAATTGAGCTAAAGAGCGAAGAATTAAAGTCTGTTGTAGCTGAAATAATGGTGCAACAGCATTTTAGCGGTCCAATTCCTCCGCCAGAGATACTATCTGGGTACGAACAAATTCATCCGGGATTCGCTGATAGAATAATCTCTATGGCTGAGAAGCAGTCGGCTCACAGACAGGGGCTGGAGAAAATCAGGGTAGAATCGGAAATAAAAGACAGCCGTCTCGGCGTGATTTTCGCCTTTTTAATGGGAATATCCTGCCTCATAGCAGCTATTTTGATATCAGTCTTTTCGAAGGATAATGCCGGGGTGTTTATCGGCGGGGTAGTTGGAGTTACCGGAATAGGATCTATTGTTGGTACTTTTATATATGGAACGAGAGTAAATAAGTAATTAATAATTTTGTGCAAGAGTTCACGGATAGTGGGCTCTTTTTTTATTGGAGAGTTGAGAAAAGTTGAGAAGCGTTGAGAAACTTTTTGAAAAACTTTTCTCATAGTAGAACGGAGGAAATATCATGAATGCATATCAGAGAGGACAGAAAGCGTTGTGCGGCGATTATTTTAAATATACACCTACAGGAGCGAGCCAATTTAAGCGTGCCGGACGATGGTATAAAGAAGCTAAAGCCGGGGATATTGTCTTTTTCTATAGCCCGGCAATGGGAAGAATTGCCCATGTTGGAATTGTGGAGAGCGTGGAAGGAAACAAGATCACCACCATTGAGGGCAACACCTCCGGCACTCAGGGGGATAGAAACGGCGGAGAGTGTAGAAGAAAGACCCATAACAATTTCTCTGTAGGCGGTAAGAACTGGATAAATGGCTTTGCAAGGCCTGTCTATGGGGACGACACTTGCACTGCACAGGATCTTTTAGATGTTGCCCGGGGAGAAATTGGCTATGAGGAAAAGGCTTCCCCTCATGGGCTGGAGGATAAACACGCAAACAGGGGAAACAAGAACTACACTAAGTACGGCCAATGGTACAACAACGGAAAGGCTTTATCAGAGTACTGGTGTGCAGAGTTCGTAAGCTGGTGTTTTTATAAAGCGTGTGCCTCAGTTGATGTACCTACTGGTTGGACGTATCGACTGAATAACTGGTATTATTTTAAGGACGGGGTCCCAGTTAGTGGTAAGTTTGAGCACATCAACGGTCGCTGGTATGTGTTCGATAACAGCGGATTTATGATCAAGGGCTGGTTTAAATCTGAGGAAGGATGGTACTACTTAGGTGAGGACGGAGGAATGCTTTCTTCTCAGTGGCTCCAGGATAAAGGCAAGTGGTACTACTTGACCAAGTCCGGCTTAATGGCGACTAATGCGAAGGTCAGAAAAGCAAAAGGTGACGGCTATGACTTTGTAGGCGCAGATGGTGCCTATGATTCCTTTAAATCCCTGTTTACCGGTAGAATGGAAGGCGTTGAGATTGTAGAATAACGGAGTATGGTGCTTGAATAAAGACCGTGTAATCTATAAAAACCGCCCACGAAACCGCCCACGATTTCAAAAAAGTGACGATTTTACTGGAAAGTTGGCTATTTTATCAGGGGTTCGAATCCCTCATCCCCTGCTACTAAGAAACCCTAGGAATTAAGCCTAAAACGGCTTGAAACCTAGGGTTTTTGCTTACTTTTTGGTAATGTGATTTTACCGAAAAGGGGAGATTTTTACCCGTTTTTCGCTTCGTGTATCCCACGATGTATCCCACGACTTAGAGGTTCATTTTGAGATGGTCTAAGTATGCCTTAGAGCCGGATTCCATATCTTTTTTATTGGTGATTGGTTTAAAGTATATTTAATTAATTCAGGAAAATTTGAGGAGGAGCTGATAGTTATTAATTCTGACGATAGGAGATATTTAATAGAGGAGATTCCTAATGTGGAAGTTCTTATAGATCAAGATGATGTAGGGGCGTATTGTATGCAATAGATCTTTGGTATTTACCGAGAAATGGTTTCGCCCCACCGCAGTACTATGATTATTCAGATGAAAGGCGAACAATGCAAAATGTACGCGATAGAATATATGAGAAAAACGCACTAAATAAGTAAATAGCATATTAAAACAGCATCTTTCCATCTTGGAGGATGCCGTTTAAGACTAAGAATTTTCGTAAAGATATTCCGGGGCAATATCAAGCTCGTCATTCCAGACCACAGTACCGTCTTCTACATGAGCGGTAAGAAAAAAATCCAAATCTTTTAATCGTTGATAAATAGGTTTTTGAAGTTCTGAAAGAAAGTTGAAAACACCCTTTTTTCCATTGGCAAAAGAAAGGTGTAATTCATAGTTTTTGGAAGCTTTCACATCTGTGACAATCCATTTGGGAAGATTCATTTCAATTCTCCTATTT